CTCTTTTCAGGCCGAGGTATTCTTTTTCAGGCCGTCGGTATTCCCATATATAATACGTTTTCACGTATCACGTAAACGCATTAAAAGCCCATTATAGGCACAAAATTAGACATTCTCTGCTGAATAGACAAACATTCTGTAATCGAGTTAGCAACATCTGTTTTAATGATACTCCGCCGCCCCCGCACCCCCGGAGGCAGGATTTTGGAAACCATTGTGCATACGTGCGGAAATGGCACAGGCGCACATAGTCCCGGCTTCCGTGCGGAGGGGTGCGGGGAGGCGCGTATCACCCGGCAGCCCCGTCGCATGCCACGTACCGCCCGCAAAGGATATTGGATGCAACGAGCTGTCATAAACCATTTTACATTCATTGCGAACATTCCTTATAATTATTTTTTTCTCCCGCCTATTGTAAGAGTAAAAAAGAGTACATTCGTACAGAATAGGTGTTTACATTTGTAAATCAACCACTTAGATAGCGCACAATTTTTGCACTTTTGCGCACGATTGCACTGATGTACAAATCACACTTTAGAAGGTACACTTCCGCAGCACATTCCGTACAAAAAAAGTACGCCCGTAATGTATTGGGATACTGACAAATGCACGAAAGCGCACGAATGCACAGCAAAATCGCACCTGACCGCATGGAAATCCCGGTTTTATATTTAACTATTTGAGAATGTAATTTAATTAATTATCGAATTTTTATAAATTTGCATATATAATCAGTTAACATAAACCATAGTATATTATCACATGTCGCAATTTTCAGTCTACATCAATCCGCCTGAATATCTTGAACAGTGGCTTCGTCATGATTTCTGGGATTCAGAATCGGGGAGAGTAGTGTTTCCAAGGGGTTCAGCCCCCCGCGCCGTCCTCGCCTCGTTACTACGCAAGTCTCCCGGCCACAGTCAGCATGACCACGGCCACTCATCACTACCAGTGGAAGTACCGACATTCAAGGGGCTGAATCCCGCCACGTTCAACTACCTCTCTCCGACAGGACAGTCAGCCTTGATCTCCGCCTGTAAAAAACTCTTTCTGGCCACGCTCTTCAACGAACTCCACGAACTGTTCAGCCACGATGTCCAGATCACCGACATCATCTATGACTTCATGGACCGCCACGGCATTGACCGCTCCGAACGCAATTGGGAGACCATCCGCCAGATGTACTCACGCATGCGGAAAAAAAGTCAAGCGCATCGCAGTTAAAATATGTTAATATTCATTGACTTCAAAAGCGATAATTACCAGAACGCACATCCCGTCCAATCCACCCGAAACACCCGTAGCCATGAGTTTCCACACCCTTCCCGGAATCAGAAAAATTCAGATTGTCCGCTGCACTGACCTTCCTTCAGGACTGATGCTGCAATCCATCTGCGGCTGCATGATCGCCATCGCAGCCCCGTCGGAACAGGTCGCATTCGTCGGCCGTCCGACCCTCCGTTGGGAAGGCACAAAGGTCAATGGCTCACGACAGGAAAAATCGACACTGGAATTCACTACTGTCCACCCTTTGCCCGAAGGCGAGCACATCGCCTTCGTGGTCACGGGTGCGGGAGGAAAACAATATCTCGTAGGCACACGCGAAGGACGATTCCCGGTGATTAACTATTCGGACACCACAGGCGAGCCGGGAGGCAGCCCCGCAGTCCGCACCTACAGTGTCACCCACATCGCACAGAAATCAGTGCTCCCCTGCATCATCTGACAGCCTTTATAGTCTTTTACCACGCAGCCCGCGCCACATAATTTTGCGGCATAGACAATCAACCGCTATGCCAAAAAATTACAATCTCTACCTCAAGGGCTATGTCGGCGACTGGAATTTCTCCGCCGACATGGTCAACGCCGTCCTTGACAGACACAAGGACAAAGAGGTCTGCGTATTGATTGACTCCACCGGAGGGCGTGTCGACACAGCCCTCTCGATTTCCTCTCTCTTCAAGCTACATGGCAACGTCCACTGCCACTACGTCGGCATGAACGCCTCCGCAGCCACCATCGCCTCGATGGGGGCCAAGCACGTTTCCATCGACGCAAACGCCCTCTTCCTCGTGCACAAGTGCATGAGTGTGGTTTTCGAGTGGGACTATATGAACGCCGACGAACTCGCCGCCCATATCGCCGACCTCGAAAAACTCAGAAAGGACAATGACACCATCGACGGCTGTATAGCCGGCATGTACGCCTCGCGCTGCAAAAAGCCAAAGGACGAGCTTCTCGCCCTCATGAAAGAAGGCGCATGGCTCACCGCCAGACAGGCGCTCGAATGGGGTTTTGTCGATGAAATCACCGATGATCCGGAGGACGCTGCCCCCGAAATCACCGATGTTGTGGCTGACGCCCTCGCCAAAGAAGGAATCCCTATGCCTCCGGTCGATGTCAAGAAAGGCTCATTCCTTGAACGCCTCGCGCAGTTCTTCAATCCATCATTACATTCAAAACCTGCTGCCGAGGCCAAAGTGCCGGAGGCAGCACAGTCAACTCCTCAAATGTCAAAAGCTCTCACAGCCGTTGCAGCCCTTCTGGGCGTCACTGTCACTGTTGCCGACGGTCAGCTCACACTCACCGCGGAACAGGCCGACAAACTTGAGGCCGCTGTCGCCGGGCATGATGCCACGGTCAATGACCTCAATGCCAAAATCACCGAGAAGGACAACAAAATCAACGAACTCAACGCCAAGATCGCCGACCTCGTGAAAGAACCGGCCTCAAACACCTCGGACGTTACCGAAACCTCCAAGGACACCAGCCCTCTCAACGGTCTCGACATCGACAAGGTCTGTGACGCACTCTGCGGCGGCCTTCTCTAATCCTCTAACCTCAATCTCTCTCCACAATGCCTGACAATTCTGCAAAAATCGTCATCACTGACGAGGTCCTTCAGCAGTACAAGGACACCTGTATCCAGTGGGACCCTGTACTCCGACAGCTCCCAATCCGTGCCGCAGCCGACGTGCTGAAATACTTCATTCCCGTCAAGAAACTCCGTGGCAAGCGTCGTTTCGGCGAAATCTCCGGCAAATCACAGTTCGCACCTTTCAAGCGCGACCGCGTATCACAGGCTTCGGTAGATATCGACTACCGCGAAATCGAAACCTTCCATGGCAACGTCATCGAGACCTTCGCCCCTGTCGACTATCTTGACATCCCTCTGGGATACGATGACCCGGTCATCACCGAGGCCATCAAGAAAGCCGGAACAACATTCCTCGTGCTCGCACAGCTCGTGAAAGCCCGCGGTCAGCACATCGCACAGTGCGCCTTCACCGGCAAGCGCAATCCTGAGGGTGATACCACACTTGACCTCTGCGACGGCCTCCTAACCATCGCCGACGCTGAAGTCGAGGCCGGCAACATCTCCGAAGCCAAAGGCAATCTCTACAAGGTCGGTGAAGAAGTCACAAAAGTCAACGCCTGTGATATCGCCAAGGACATCTTATTCACATCGAATCAGTTCCTCCGTCGTGAGAACAACGTAATGCTCTGCCCTACCGCATTCGCCGATGCCTACAACGAGTCATATCTTCTCTCTCACAACGGCCTCGTCTATAACAAACAGTATGACCAGCCCTATGTCGAGGGCTCTGGCCATAAGCTAACTATCATCCCCGTGCCTGAACTTGACGGCACTGACAGGGCCATCGTCACCCAGAGATCAAACCTCCTCTATGGCACATACAATGACGCTGACCAGACATCGGTCGACATCATGCGTGCCGGCCACTATGACCTCTCCATGGCCTCTGACATGTGGCTCGGCTTCCAGTACCGCACAATCGACCCACGCCGTTTCCGCTACATCGACCTTTCTGCGGCATAACCCTTAATACGTTAAATCATGGAACAGAACTCTGTTAACAAATGTTTCAGCACCCTGCTCGATATGAAATATTGTCAGGGTACGCCCGTTACTCCGGGCATTAAGCGCCGTGCTTGGTACGTATCGGTCGGCGCGATTGTCGGCTGGCCGGAAATCCCCGTCGACGAATATGAGCGTCCGACATCATCTGTCTATACCGGGGAATTCAAGCTCGCGGAAGGCGAGAAATGGCATGCGCTTGACCACCTTCCCGGCAAAGCCGAATTCAAATCCGAGCCACAGGGCGAAGAACCCTCGCGCACCTTCAAGGTCACCGGCTCTTTCGTCCATCCGAAAATCGATGAGAACGCCGCCTCCGCTGCCACATCTCTCATCAACACACGCATCATCGTGCTCGTCGAGGACATGAGGGGCAAATACCGCGTAATCGGATGCGAAAAATATGACGGTGCGCTCGTTTCCCCCTCGCGTGACAACGGACAGGGCGCTACAGGCACAGCAGGCACGACAATCCTTGTCGAAGCCGACGATCCGGTAGAGACCCCCTTCTATACCGGCCCAATCGACACCGAGGACGGCATCATCAATGAAGCAGCCTCAGCCAATTGACAGTGACACCGGAGGCCTGATGGCTGACATCACCTCGATCCTATCGGATTTTAAGGTGGCTGAAAGCACTACGGCCCTCGGTGATCCTTCATGCGATGGCGCTGCACCATTGCCCGTCAAAGACATATTCGCCATCCGGAATCGCAAGGCATGGGACAAAACCACAGAGGCAAGGTGTAATTTCGCCTTTCGTCCAAGAATTACGCCACGCGCCGGACTATGGTTTCTGTCATTATGGCAAAAGTCACTCATGGGCAGAACCCTTACCGAGATAAAGTCCGACCCGGCTGAAATCACGCATTTTGCGGATGCCGTGTCGGACTTTCTCATCAAATACCTTGGCCCGTCCCTCTCCAGTGGCCACTGGTGTATCTGCACCTCGCCCAAACGCCGTCACAAAGAGCGGAATTTTGCATCGCTTATCTGCCGGCAGATCCACGGACGGCTGCAGATCCCGTTCTATGAGGATGTCGCCATTTGTCACTCACGGCAGCGTATCAACGCAGTTTTCACACTCAATCTCCTCCCCGCAGAGCCCAATGTCATCGTTTTCGATGACTTTGTCACCACCGGGTCTACTCTGAAAGGGATGCACGAGCTTTTATTGAAACACGGCAAAAACACCTTGTTTGTCGCCGGTATAAACAACAAACTTTGAGCAGATGAGTGCAGTGCCAAGCTCGCTTGGGCATTGCCGGATGTAGCCAAAGTAAAACGTTAGTTAACATATGATTGACCTTGAACTCACTCCGAAAATTAAGGAATGGCTTGAAACAGAGCCATCACAGCGCAATCTCCATGAGGGAGCAGACCTCCTCCTGCGTGTGACAAGGAATAAGATTCTTTATGCCAACATCACCCGTAATATAACACGTCACGCCGACACTATAGAATATCACCTCAAGAAGATATATAAAAACCGGCTCGCCGACATCACACGTCAGCAGGTACGCTCCATGATGGCAGAAGTCGATGCCATCGCTCAGGCCCGTGGCCTTTCCGGCACTGAAGGTACATCCTCACGGACAGAACTACAGCTGGGCAAGCGTGCTGACCATGACGAGCTGCCGGACGAAATCAGGCAGCTGTATGTCGATAACGCAGAGATTCACCGAAAAATGCGTGAATGCCATCTCCGTATCCGCATGATCACACCGGAAAATTCCACCTGTCCTGACTCTGACCGCTACCCGTGGGCAAAAGAATTAATCGCCCTCGACACACTCTACCGGGAGAACTGGAATCGGTATGACCACTACATCAAGGGCACTCCGCCCGCATCAGTGCAGCTCGTCACAGATTCCCGTTCCGAATCACGGAATGCCGCACGTGTCATACATCTGCTCCTCGGGAAGTATGACCCTGCCAATCCTGATGACGCACTGGCTGGCCGCATACGCGACACTTATGCAAAAATCGCCTCGCCCACAGTCACCATCCGTGAAAAAATGACCGCAGCCGGACTGATATGATCAACCCCCACGCTTCAATCGCAGACATCCTGTCACCGCTCGCCGATAAAGGCTGTCAGGCCTATCTGAGCAATGCACTGCAGGTTGCCGACATCCTCAGATGGACGCTGTCTCAGACAGGCCCGGCAGACATCCGGATGACCTCTTTCTCGATTTCCGAAGAATTCCTCCGCAGGATATTTTTCATCGAAAAAGAAGGCCTCGTGCGCTCTCTTGACATAGTGCTCGATTTCAAGGCCACAAACAAGACCCTGAAGCTATGGCCGTTCATCGCCCAGACAATCGGACGGTGTCACCTCGCAGACAACCACTCAAAAATCCTCCTCGTATCGAACGAGGCATGGAAAGTTGCCGTGGTGATGTCGCAGAACCTTACGAGGGGCAATCGCTATGAGTCCGGATTCATCACCACGGACACCACCGTATTTGACAGCCTGCATCAGCAGCTCGATTATGTAATAACCCGCCAATCAGTGCCATTCCATGACATATTCAGCCAGACAGTTGACCACCATTGAACAGATGGCGGCGCTCTACATCACCCCCACCGAAATCGCCATAACACTTGACATCCCGGAAGAAGAATTTAAAAGCGATATCGCAATGGCCGACTCTCCGGCCCGAAAGGCCTATCTCCGTGGTAAACTATCTCAGAAAATCGAAATCCGGAAACAGATGGCCATGCTCGCCCGTGTCGGTTCGCCTGCAGCTCTGGAGATGTCAGAGCGGGCATTGCTCGATATGGAAGATGACGAATAGCGAAAACACCTCATTCCTCTATGCCGAACCTCCTCTCTCCGCTTGAGGCCTGCAAGGCTGATCTCTTTGCAGCCGAAGACGAACTCCGCGACAAATACCCCTTGGCACTCGCAGAACGCGTTCTGCGCCTTCGCGAGATGTATAACTATTGGCTCGCGAATCCGTCAATGAAAGACCGCCAGTTGCGCGACGCCATCATGTCTCGATATGATGTCTCGCAGTCGACGGCCTATTCTGATATAAATATCATTCATCAGCTCGTGCCTCTCCTCTCGCAGAAATCCCGCGATTTCCACAGGGCGCGTGCAAATGAAATGTTTCTTGAGACGTATGCAATGGCCAAGGCACGCAAGGACACGAAAACTATGGAACGCGTCGCAGCCTCTTACGCCAAATATAACCGCGTCGACATGGAGGATGAGATGACAATGCCATATGACGATATCGTCATTCAGCCCTTCTGCGCCACACTCGATGTCCGTGTACTCGGGCTTGAACCCATCCCCGATGCCTACAACTATATCGCAAGGCTCACCAAGGAGCTGTCGCGCGATTTCCGTGACATTGATGATGTCGAGTTCGAAGAAGCCGACCTCGAAGAAAAACAACTTTTTGCACCTCTCTCCGATGGAACTGACCAACCCCAAGGCTAAACCGACATACTTCAACCGCCCGCAGCTGATGGCACAGCTTATTGGTGCCCGCACCACCGTCATCGTGGCCTGGCGTCGTACAGGCAAAACGGACTCTATCGCCGCACCGTACACCCTGAAAATGAAGCAGCGCATGCCCGGCTCTACAGGCGGCATCGTCGTGCCTACATTCAAGCACGGCCTCACCAACACCCTCCCCGGCCTGTTCGCCGCATGGGAGCGTTGGGGCTATAAAAAGGGGGTACACTATGTCGTTGGCCGCCGTCCCCCCAAGTCCTTTGCAAAGCCTATTACAGAACCCCATGACTGGGAACAGGTCATTACCTTCTATAACGGTTCAGTGGCGGTCATTCTCTCTCAGGATCGCACAGGCGCGGCCAACTCGCTCACCCTCTCATGGCTGCTTGTCGACGAAGCCAAATTCATTGACCCCGTCCGGCTGCATGAAGAAACATTCCCCGCCAACGGAGGAATCAAGACCCACTTCTCGCGCCACTCCTTCAACCACGCCGTACTCATACTCTCCGACATGCCGCAGAGTAAAAAAGGCTCATGGTTTCTCGAATACGAAAAGAAGATGAACCCGGAAATCATCCGAGCCATCGAGGCAGGAGTCTACGAGCAATGGAGGCTTAAACAGAAAATCCTCGAAATGAGGAAAAAAGGCATCGAGCCGCCCGCATACCTCCGTGGCCATCTCCGTCGCCTTGACGCAAACATCAACAAGCTCCGCTCAGTGGCCACATATTATCGCGAATACTCCTCGGTCGAAAACGTCGAACTGCTGGGCGAACAATACCTTCGCGATATGAAACGCGACCTCACCCCCCTCACCTTCCAGACCTCGATAATGTGTCGGAAGATAGGCATTGCCCGCGATGGCTTCTACTCATCCATGAAAGAGGATCACAAATACAACGACAGCGATTTCGGGTATCTCGACAATCTCGGCTACGATTTCCAGCCTGACGCACTTGACTGCCGTGCTGACCGCGACCTCGACCCCTACCGTCCTATCTGCATCGGCATGGACTACAATGCCAACATCAACTGGATTGTAGCCGGACAGGCTGACGAGAGCCTGAACCGCCTGAATATCCTGAAATCGTTCTATGTTAAATACGAACGCAAACTGCCGGCACTGATAGCTGAATTCTGCCGGTATTACGCACATCACAAATGTAAGACGGTGGTTTATTATTATGACACTACCGCTCTCGGATCTAACTATGCGGTCAACTCGGTCGACTTCAGGTACACCATAATCGACGAATTCAAAAAACACGGATGGCACATCGTGGCAATTCCGCTTGGCAATCCAATGCGCCACGAGGAAAAATACCATCTCATCAACAACGCCTTTGCCGGCAAAAACCGTCTCACACCATATTTCAACCGCCAGAACAATGACGATCTGATCCTCGCCGTACAGTCCGCCGGAGTCACCCGTGGCCGCAACGGCTTCCATAAGGACAAATCAGGCGAAAAACTGGCCGAGACCGAGGATGACCGCCTCGAACTCCGCACCGATGGCACCGACGCCTTCGACACCCTCTACATCGGCTGTGAGAAATTCCCCTACTTCGGCAGCTCATTCATGGACGTATCCGGCGTCATGTGACTCGTACTGTCTTTTTCCGTAAATACATCCCGGCGTAACTTTGCGCCATAATCATCCATCACTCTCCGCAATGAAAAAGTCCACCATTCAGACCCACCGCCACATTCTCGGAATCACACTGATCATAGTGGCCGTGGCGCTCATCCTCTACGATTTCTTCAGCCCTCCCGTCGGACAGCTGAGCAACGTCACCCTCATCCTCTTCGCCAAAATCATCGCCATAGCCGGCTCGCTTATGAATATCGAAATAAAAAAATCCTGTGATAATGACCCCGTTTGAACACCGTACAAAACCCGATCCATCATGCAGACACTACGCTTAGGAAGCCGCGGACAGGATGTCCGCACCTTGCAATCGAGCCTCGCGCTCATTGCTGACGGCATTTTCGGCCCGGTCACCGAAGAAGCAGTCAGAACATATCAGTTTTCTCAGGGGCTTGAGGCTGACGGCATCGTCGGCCCTAAGACATGGTCGGCGCTCGGAATAGCCCCTTATCGCCGGAGCATCACCAAAATAATCCTCCACTGCACCGCCACCCCGGAAGGTCAGGACTTTACAGTAGAACAGATCCGGCAGTGGCATCTTGCGCAGGGGTTCAGTGACATTGGCTATCACTACGTCATCTCCCGCGACGGCACCGTCCATCCCGGCCGCCCGGAATCCGTCGTCGGAGCGCACTGCCTCGGCCAGAACGCATGCTCCATCGGAATCAGCTACATCGGCGGGTGCGCCACTGACGGAGTGACACCCAAGGACACCCGCACACCGGCTCAGAAAAAATCATTGCATGATCTTGTGGCCTCTCTGCAGCTGAGATATCCCGGAGCCACCATACACTGTCACCACGAATTTGCAAACAAAGCATGTCCATCCTTCAAGCTATGCGACTTCTGACCAGCCCGTATCCGATCCTGATACTCATTCTCCTCCTCTCCTTCTGCTCCTGCCACTCCTCAAGGCAGACCCGCACTGACTATGCGGACTCCTCACGGATTGATCTTGACGCCACACATGTTTATCGTGCTGATAATGGATTCCACACCCTGCTCTCAGCCACCCGCGCAATGGAACTGTCCGGACTGGAAATCGTATTCTATCCCCCGGACACATTACATCCCGGACTTCCTCCCGCACCGATGACCATCACCGTCGGGCATGCCGTAACAAAGGATTCGGCCACAATCGACACCGGCGGACATTCCACCGCCTCTGTACAGGATAACGTAGATCTTGCTGCCAGTAGCGGTTCCGCCATGCAGCAGGACACCCGGGACACGCGCGGATCTCCGCTATCATCCTTAAACACCCCCCTTATATATATCCTGCTCATACTGGTTATCGCCATAGCCGTTCCCGTGGGCTATTCCATGCGCAAGACACGTTCACCCCCTCCCTGACACACCGTTCTCCTCTCTCCTTAAAAATCTCTCCTCAGGTCGTTCCCGGTCATTCCGGGGGCGACCTTTTTTTCATCCCCCATCTCCTGATATGCCGGCGGTATCAATATATCCAACGATTCTTACAAGTTGTTAAATAATGGTAATATTGCCATTATTACAGTCGTTTTCTTTGTTATTAATAGAAAAACGGCTATCTTTGCAGAAAATCATTTATCAAATAAATGAAGTATTCAGAATTTCACAAACGGTTTGCCAAGGCTGGATGGGTTTTCAGCCATGCTTCCGGAAGTCACTACTTTTACCTCAAAGACGGTCAGCTTTCAGAGCCGATTCCATATCATGGCTCTAAAGAAATGGGTAAAGGACTTGCCTCGAAGCTCATTAAAAAATACGGTCTCTGATTCGTATTTTTCACAGTACCGCACAGTCCCACGGTACTCAGATTACTGCAGGATAAATTATAGATATCCTGATTAAGATTTAATAGATACATACTTAAGATTTAATAGATACTGATTATGGAAAAGATTATTATGGTAATCGAAAAGTCTTCTGACTTTTATTCCGGATATTCTGATAACTGCGATGGCATCTATGCCTCTGGTGATTCCATAGAGGCTGTCAAAGCCGATACTGAAAAGGCCATTGAACTTATTAAAGAAAACCTGCCCGAAGATCAGTGGCCACAGATTATAAAGGGAGATTTCGAAATCGAGTATCATCTTGATGTTGTCAGCTTCCTTGAATATTACTCCCGATTCCTTTCGCTTGCAGGCCTCGGCCGGATTACAGGAATCAATCAGAAACAACTCTCAAACTATATGAACAGACGAGCTGTCCCCCGCCGTAAGCAGATTGACCGTATATCGGATGGACTTCATAAGTTTGCCTCTGAGTTGATGTCTGTGACACTCTGACATTGGTACTTGTCTCGCTCTCTGTTTAATTAGACACTAAACATTACAACTGGGACTCACATCCTCCGCCAAACACGCGGAGGATTTTTCATACAAAAAACTTCACAAATTGCTTGAAACATTCTTTAATAGTTAATATATTTGCATAAAATTTAATCCATTAAAGAATTTCAAACATGAGTAAGCAAAAAATCTCCATCATCAACGGCGTTGAAATCTACGCCGAAGTCAACGAAAACGGTAACGTTTTCATCCCTGTCAAACCGCTCTGTCAGGCAATCGGCATCGACCATGCCGCCCAAGTACAGCGCATAAAACGTCATCGCAAGCTTTCATCAACCGTGGTTGTAATAACCACAGTTGCCGACGATGGGAAACAGCGTGAAATGATATGCCTCCCCTTGCAATACATATACGGCTGGCTATTCTCCATTGACCTCTCGATGGTCACTAAAGAATCCTTGCCAAATGTCGAAAAATATCAGGATGAATGTTACGACATCCTCTACCGCCACTTCGCGGGTTCGCTTAAAAGGCAGCTGGACGCGAACGCTGCGGAAATCGAAGCCCTGCAGGCTGTCAATGACGCCATCTCACGCGAACGGCAGGCAAAAGCTGACCGTCGCAAAGCAGAGGAACACCTCGCGAACGTTCGCGCATCCCGTCTCGATTCTTCTCCTTGTCTGGAGTTCGAATAATAGATTAAATTTTCTTTTCCGCCGGACGCAAAGAGTTGCACCCGGCGGAATTTTTCCTCCAAAATTTTGCAGTATCGAAAACTTGTCGTAAGTTTGCAGTGCCAACAAACCATGTGTATTCATGCCGAAGAGTCCCGGTAAGAGGCTCGACATTTTATCGGGCATTTTTTTATGCCCACACATACACAGCTACACGGCTGTCATATCCATTATCATAAGGCTCTTCGGAGATACTCATGGTTTGTTTGGCGACGGGATATGACAGCCGTTTTTCTGTCTCTGAACAATTTTATTAAAGCCAAACAAACTATGAGCATGAAAAAGAATCAACCAACCGCGCGCCACTCGCGCAAAATCTCTGCCTCACGCCTCCGTCGCTTCATAGCACAGGCAGCCGAAGACATCACCGAAGGCATCTCGACAGTAAACATCGCCCTGCGTGGCAACACCTTCGAAATCCACCTCGAAGGAGCGACAATCAACATCACAATCAACGAGAAAGGAGGTGAGGCATGAATGCAGGACAGACAGCCATCCTTGACGCATGGCTATCACAGTACACACCCACCGATACATTCGATCCCGAACTTGACCACGTGTTCCCCACCGAAGAAATTATAGCTGACCTCTCCGACATGGCCGACTGGGACACAAACGAAGTCGCTGACCATATAGCACAGGCCGGATTCCGTTTCTTCCCCAACACGCTGCACTGTCCGCACGGATGGGCATTCAGGCCAAGATGACACGAAATACATTTTTTTGACATATAGAAAAGCAAGGCACGTCGCGATGACGCGCCTTGTTTGTCTTTTATCCCCGCTCCCACGCAGAATAAATTTGCATCATGTCAACAGTGATACTCAACCCCCCGTCCCCGGATTTGCCCGTCCTTACATCGGCCTTGTACTCCTTACGCGTCAGTACCGACAGGCCGAAACTGACGGTCGAGATCGTGCGCAGTCCTGCCGCCGCGCATGACATCATATTCTCCACCACGCTCTATCCCTTTGACGGCATTGTCGAATTCACCGACATCGGCACGCTCATCGAGGAGCGCTTCCGCGCCCTCGGCCTCATGTCCGATGACATAGAGATACGCTTTGATGACGTGGTCGCCACCTTCACCGCCCTGCATTGCGAATACGAACTTCCCGCTGACTTTGACCCCGCGCTGTCATTCCTTTGCGCCTCAGGGCACACCCTCGTGCATACCGGATCAGCCGTCTCCCTCGCCCACCTCCCGGACGAGCCGGCCACCTACCGTGTCCGCCTCGTAGGGTTTGACGCAGCGGGATCGCTGACCTCGGCCGAACGCACATTCACCCGCACCCCCGGCGCTGACCACCTCTCATTCGCCGTCAGTGACATCATCGGATTCGCCGCGGCCACCCCGGCCGGTGACAACGCCCCCGTCGAGAAAGCCGCCTACTTCACCGTCAGCCACGGCCGCCGGCAGAAACTCTTCTACATCGTTGACCACCCCTTTTATCTCACCTTCCGTTTCCGCAACATATTCAACGCCGTCGAATACCTCGATATAGTCGGCACAGTCAGCCGTAAAACCATATTTGACCGGGAATCCGCCATCTGTTCCGACAGGTTCACCCAGTATAACCGCACCTCCGAGCGCACCTATGAAGTGCAGACAGCACCACTCACAGCCGCACAGGCCGGTGAAATCGAACAGCTCATCGGCTCGCGTGACATAAGCCTCTGCACATCCATTGAGGAATGTCCCGTCATAATAACTGACCATACACTCGAGGCCGACAACAGCGATGACACGCTCACATCCCTCAAATTCACATTCCGCTTCCCCGGGAAGCGTCCACGTCTCTCCTTGGATGAAATGGGAGGACTCATGCCCGGTCGCACACACATATTCACACAGGAATTTACAGCCGAATTCACCTGACACCGGCACAGTCAGAAAACCACCGTCCACCGCAATGAAAAAAGCCATCCACATATCACAGGCACGCGCCATGCTTGACCGTGGCGAGCGCGTCTCGCTCCGGGTCGTCACCGTTAAAGGCCGCCTTATCGAATTCAGCGACATCATATCGCTCAGCTTTGACCGCTACAAGGGCACAAGGTCAGTCAAATCCGTACGGTCCGGCGAAATCCGCACCATCCATGACGTCTGCATCATAGGCATTGATGACTTCGATGTCTACCTGTAAAACCCAGTCCACTCTCTCCAGTAATGAAAAAGACAAGTCACACGGCCGACAGGCCACAGCCTTACAGCTTCGACACCCTCTCAGTCCATCATGTCCCCCGTACCAACGTCAGGGCAGCAATCGTCACCTCCACCGCCGCCGTTTTCCGCGACGCCGACAACTGCAACATCACCCGTACCCCTGACGGCATCGAATACGTCACATGGGGAGCAGATGACATGCTGCCCTATAACCTCATTGACCTTATCGAAAAGGACGAGACCCTCTCCACATGCCAGATCTTCAATGCCGAAGTCTGCTATGGCAGCGGCCTTAAATACTGTACCGGGGCTGCCACCGAAGCAGTCAGGGCGGAAGTCGAGGACTTCCTCCTTGACAATCCCATGCCTGACTACTTCCTCGGCGTATGTCAGGACCTCAAACACTTCAACTTCGCCGTCACCGTCATAATCCTGAATGATGCCGGCGACAGGATTGTCGAGCTTCACCGCAAGCCCGCCTGTTACTGCCGCTTCTGTCCCGCTGACCCGAAGACAGGCCGGATAACCAAGATACTGTTCGCCCCGTTCCGCAATCTCTCGCAATCTGACACGGTCGAGGTAATCGACCTTCTTGACCCGCGCTCCCCGTGGAAGGATCTCCAGCAGCGCATGGGCCTCCGGGCAACACGCGGAAACAGCGCCGGTGATAAAGTCACCTCCGTCCGTAAATTCGCCATCCTCACCAAATTTCCGGGCGTGGACTCCATGTATTATCCCATCCCCCACTACGCAGCCCTTTTCAAAGGAAGCTGGTACAACATAAAGCGGCTGATCGGAGAAGCCAAGACATCCAAATTAAAAAACGCCGCCCCAATAAAATACGTCATCGAGGTCTCCCCCCGCTACTGGGACAACCTTTTCACAAGCCGGCACATCGTCGACCACAAGAAGCGGGAAGAACTGATGAACGAGAAAAAACAGGAAATGCTCGAATTCCTCACCAACGTTGAGAACACCGGAGCAGTGCTGTTCACACCGAAAAGCATCTCCCTTGACGGCAAGGGAGAATCGCCCGACATAACCGTCACCTCCATCGACAGCAGGACAAAGGAAGGGGGCGACTGGGAAAGCGACATCGCCGAAGCCGTCAACATGGTCTGTTTCACCATGCGCGTCCACTCGAACCTCGTCGGCTCAGTGCCCGGGAAAGCCCAGACAAACAACTCCGGATCGGACAAACGTGAACTCTACACCATCGCACAGGCCCTCCAGAAGCCCTATCATGACATTCTCTTCCTCGTACATGAAATAATAATACGCTTCAACAAGTGGAAAGGAGTGCATGTTGACTGCCCCTTCATGCAGCTGACCACTCTTGACGAACACTCCGACGCAAAAGAAGTATCCGCAAAATCTGAAAACAATGATACAGACAATGACTAATGCCGAGCTACGCTCCCTGATACCGAATGTCATACACGAAGTTGAAGGAGAGGATCTGCTCATTGACAAACTGAGGCCGTGGCTCGAATCCGCCGCCGCTTGGCTCACCGGCAATTTTATAGGCGAAGGCTATGAACCTTCCCATTCGGTCGGAATTTTCGCCAAGAAGATAATCGTATGCAAAGCCTTCGCCGAGGCGGTGCCATCGCTGGACATCACACTCAGCCCCGCAGGTTTTGCCGTCATAAGTACTGACGGCCGTGCCCCGGCCTCAAAGGAGCGCGTCGAACGCCTCGTCGCCTCCCTGAAGTCCTCCGTTGACGCAAACCTCCAGACCCTGATCATGATGCTTCTCAATACCCCCGGATGGTGCGACACCGCAATGGGGGATTACTGGCTCGCAACATTTCTGTTCGGGCTCGATGACGCACAGAGCTGTAAGAGGGATACGGACCTGCTCTCCACCTATCGGGCCATGCGTGACATCGCACTCAGGTTTCAGACAGAGCTTGAACATGAATATCTCGGCAGGAAGCTCATGCTTAAGCTTCGTGGCGCCATTTATAATCCGGAAGCATCTGTTGACGAAAAGAATCTATGGCAGATGATCCGTCGTGCCGAACTGCGGTATATTGCATTCCATTCGCGCGACCAGAAAGCCCGCTGTCCTGACCCCCATGAAATATGGCATCTTGTCGAACCCGTGATCCGGGAAATCGGGTATTCTCCTGAAATCCGTGAAATCTGGGAATCTGAAATGGGCGATAAGCTCAGGGTCGAACCATTCAAAAACACCGTAAAGGGCGGATTCTTCTTCTGATGACGATCGACGTTACAGTTCCGCGCTCATGGACTGAGCTGACACAGGAACAGCTCCGTTTCCTGCTGTCGGCAATGGTGTCCGTCAACCGCGCCAGCCTCCATACCGCATTCCCCTCCCGTGAAGCCTATGTCGCCAATACCGTAGCGCGTGTACAGACACTCTGTTTCCTCCGCTGGACAGGCATCACCCTCGTATGCCCCTGCACCTCCGGCTACATCTTCCGGCACGCCGGCCGTGAATTCACACTCACTGCAGCCGTACTGGCATCGGCCATCTCGCATCTGGACTGGATAAGACTGCCACCCCTCGAACCCGTCCGGCTCGACAGCGTTGACGGAGCGGAAGCCATACCCGCGGACCTCTCCACCGGACTGTCATTTGACTCATGGCTTGCATGCGAAACACTCTGGCAGCGCTACCAGCTCGATCCTGATGACACATTGCTGAGACAGATGGCGGCGATCCTCTACCGCAAGGAAGACATCCGCCCGGATGACGCCGCCACCCTCGGGGTATTTTTCTGGTGGGCAGGGGTCAAGAACCTCGTATCAGTCCAGTTCCCGGACTTCTTTAAGACAGTCGGGAATGACGAAGAACCCCTCCCGCCCACCTATGACGAAATCCGGCGAGGCATTGACGCACAGATCAGGGCACTCACCAAGGGTGACATCACCAAGGAGCGTGAAATCCTCGCCCTTGACGCAATGAGGGCGCTCACGGAGCTTGATGCACAGGCCCGCGAATATGAAGAACTCCGCCGCAGATACAACAAAAAATAACACCAGTACAGAAATGAACGACTCGAATTTCCACTGGGACGCAGCAGCCTTCTTTGAGCGTCTCACCGCCCGAAACCGTCTTGCGAAAGCCCATGAATACCGTTTCGCGCGCGTATCCTCCCTCGAAGGCTTCCATGAAGCCCTCGGGACAATGCACTCTTCAAAGGCATTCGTCGCCGTCAGCGACGAATCTCAGGGAGGTCTCGACATCGAGAACACCCCGCACACCCGCCGGGTCAAAACCATCTTTCTCGCCCGCCGCCATCCCGTCGCCGACGTAAAAGCCCGCGAGCGGATGCTTGAGGGCATGCGCGAGCTCTTCCGGCAGTTCATGACAGTCCTATGCCTTGAAAAGACCCGCCTTGAGGAAAACAGCATATTCATTGACCCCCGCATCTCCTTTACAGAGATTGACCGCTACTTCTTCACCGGCTGCGCCTGCGCCTTCTTCCAGATCGCAGTCGACACATACACTGACCTCACATACAATCCTGACGAATGGGAATCCGAATAGCCGAAGAAGAAAGGCGTAAATTCGTCAATGGCTGGAACAGCACCATGATCGACATCTGGCAGGAGCGCATAAGAAAGCTGGGCGTATATCATACCGGCTCCCTGTGGCGTTCCCCCCTTGCACTCAAAGTCAGGGCTGACGGCCGGTTTTATGACATCACACTGTCGCAAACCTTCCTTGAATACGGACTTTGGCAGGATCTTGGCACTGGACGTGAAATCCCCCATGCCAATGATGGTAAAGTGCAATGCCTTGATCCGGTCTACCGCGATGAACACAATCTCGACGAACCGAGAAAACGAGGCCCGAAATGGGGTGGAGGCGAGACGAGTGGCCATCCACGTGAACCCCGGCGGTGGTTCAGCACAAAATACTACTCATCCGTCCTTAACCTCCGCGACTTCATGGCCGAATCCCTGGCCGATGAATTCAAAGGCATGTTCTGTTCCTCCCTTGACTCTGACAAATTCCGAGCCGACACAGCCTACTACCGTCGCAAAGGCTACACATAGTGATTTGTCTTTTATAACCATGCGCCCTCCCGCTAAATTTGTCATAAAAAACTCCCACCCATGCTCGATGTCTCCGCGCTTAAAGCAAAAATAGAATCCCTGAAAAACGAAATCATTCAGGATTCCATCTCCCCCATGCGCCTCGGTATCATCCTTGAAGAGCTGCTGAAGCTGCTGCGCAAGGTATATCAGGCCAATCTCACTGATGACATCGAACAGGCCATACGCGAAGCCGACACCGCGCTTAACAAAGCCCGCACCGCACTTGAGATTCTTGAACAGGCCATCAGGCTGCATCTCGAAGCTTCCCGCGTATCGATCGTTGACCGTGGCATATATGACCCTCAGGCCACATACTACTACCAGACACTCAACCCCGCCACCGGAGTTATCGAGACATCGGACGTATGGTACGGCAGTTGCCGTTTCCGCTGTCTCGTCACCGGCACTGGCCAGATTCCTGAATGGTCATCAACGGACTGGATGTTCATTGAAGGCAATCCCTACTTCACCGTCGAATTCCGTGACACGGACTACCTCTTTGATCCTGACTCCTTCGAATGCCCGCTGGAAATCGTGGCATGGATGTACAATCAGGACATAACGGACGACATACTTGACGCAGATGTAGTCTGGACACGCTATTCCGAGGACGCGGAAGGCCGTCCGCGCCCTGCATCTGACGCGGCATGGGCGGCAAAACGCATAGGAGCGGGAAAAAGCATAACAATCACGCGCGACGACTGTGACTTCAACGGATACACCCCCAAGACACTCCGCTTCACGGCCACCGTCACGCTACGCACCGGTTCTCCTTCCGAGCCCGTCGCATCCACATCATTTGAATACTGATACAGCACATCAATATCGACATGAAAGTAACAAGAAGATTCGACTTCAATTATAAGCCCCTGCAGCCCTCGCAGTCCATCACGGTGACAGGCTCAGTCCCGGACAGACAGACATTTGATGCCAACACGGGTACATACACACCGGACTACACCCTCACACCGCTGACCGTCAGGGCCAATATCTCCGTCATTGACCTTGACGGAATCATCCCCTCCGGCGACATCAATTCCCGCCTCGCCAACATCAGATGGTACGCCACGCTCGCAGGAAAGACAAGCATCATCTCCACCACAGATCCCGGCTACATCATAGGGGCGGAAGGATCGTCAGACGCCGGCCAGATACAGGTCAGACACAACATTGACCCCGCACTCCCGCTGACACTGACGTTTCAGGCAGAGTTCGTCGACCCGCGTACAGGCCAGATATTCAGGTTCAATCTGTCCAAGATCCTGCGCAGCAACACGGAAGCGGCCTCCATGCGCTTTGAGATCGACACACCCCCTCAGGTCATATACAACCCCGTACGTCATAACCCCCTTCAGGTCATCACGGCCAGATTGAGCATCGGGAAGGAAGACATCCCCGCCTCCCAACGGAAGTTCATCTGGGAAGTCCTGCGTGATGACGGCACATGGAGCGCCGTCGGCGACAGCCTTCTCGACTACTGGGGTGAAATCTCGGCTGACGGTTCCAAGCTCACTGTTGACCGAACCCTCATCTGCGATTCCCTGACCGTCCGCTGCTTGGCGCTGTATGACGCCTCCGGCAATCCGGCCTCGCAGACCGTCACCCCCTCGACACCCGTCCGTACAGTCACGTTCGTACGCCGCATCCCGGAATACTGGTTCGACATGCTGGACGCCCCCTACAATATCCCGCGCACTCCGTACATATTTCCACGTTGCGAGGTGCGTGACACAATCAGCATACTCACTGATTCGCAGGTCTCGGAGAACTTCGATGTATGCTGGTTCATGGCCACCAACAAGGCCGCCGCCACCCTGACATATCAGCAGATAGGCACAGGTATCGCACCGCGCCTGTCCACATCGCTCATGTCGGACTCATTGGGCGGAGTGCTCGCCCTTGATGTCACTCCGCGCCAGCCGCTTAAAGCGCTGACCGTGGACGGCTGCATACTCACCGTGGACGGAAAGATACTTCTTGTCCGCTGACATGATATTACATTCACAATTTCAATCTATTCGATATGGCATTATACATAAAAGCGAATCCGCTTGTCGCAGCCCATCTCAACGTCGACAGGCTGCGTCTGAAACTCTCTGACGGGAATTATCTCTTGTGGCAGGCAGACATGCTCGCCTTCGGAAAACTCTATGAGATTCCTCAGATCTGCGGGCGTATCGGCGCGCTCCCCCTTCAGCCTTGGGAAGCGCGTCAGGAACAGGACGGTTCAGTGCTCCGCCCCCTCCCTGTCGCTACGGATGACCGGTTCATCATGCCGGACGAACCTGACGGAGCTGACGGAGCGGACGAACCTGACGGATCAGGGCAATCCATCCAAGACAAAGATCCGGACAGCGACAGCAGCACAGAGGATGGCACTGACAAGGCCGTCCCCGGTAACAATGACACGGTGACAAATGACAAAGAAAGCGAGGTTGACCTATGATCAGCAAGGCATCAGCTACCCGTACCATAAAATTCAACATGAAGTCCGGTACGTACGTGGCCAATATAATGTCTCCGGCCGGCGATCTCTTTCAGGAATACGCCTCCCAGACAGCGGGCACATCCGTCCTGCCGTCCTTCGAGGACACCACAAGCCCCTATTACCGGCCTGAGCTGAACTTCCTCCTGACAAACTCCCGCAGCGAGGGAGCGGTCACACCCGCCGACATGGAATATTATATCGGCGATGACCGCATACTCTTCGGATCTGACGGCCTGTCATCCGGACTTCAGGCCGGTGGCACGCTCAACACTGACTACGCCGGAGTGTTCAAAAAAATTACACCCGGAAGCGGCAACATATATCATGGACTGCAGATACTCCGGAATCTCCCCGAACTAACCGGCTGGGCCTCGATTGTCATAAATATGGTAGCCGTAGTGAATCCGCCAAACAGCACTGTTGCTGACCGTATCCGCGCATCATACCCTATACCTATCTCGCAGCGGTCAGGTGACAGCGCGAAAGTCACCATCGCCTCCCCGGACAACTTCGCCATCACCGAAAAGGGTGGATCATGCCGTCTGACGGCAAAGGTCCTTAAAGGAGGTGCGGTTGACTCGGGATGGACTTTCAAATGGTATAAGATGGATGTCAGCGACAGTAGTTCATCCCTCACCCCCGGATGGATCCAGATAGCCACCGGCGAATCTCTGACAGTTGCCGAAGCCGATGTCCAGACCTCCGCCATGTACCGTGTCGAAGCTGAGAAAAATGGAGAGAAGATCTCCGACATGGCATCGGTAATGGACACCAGCGACCCCTACGACATCGAACCCTACCCCGTGCCGGAGGACGAGACCATCGACGAGGACACAAACGGGAATTCTCAGGTAGTCTACACCCCTAAGCTCGTCACACGTAAATCAAAATCACCGATCCCGGGCACTCAGTTCCTGTTCATAATGACCGATTTTGCCGGCAACATACTGAATCCGGCCACCAAGGACAAGGCGGTCTCAAGCTTTACGGTCACCCGTGCTGACTGCGTGCAGGGCAATGACATATCGCTCACCATAATCGCCGTCTGACACATGAAAGCCTCCGCCGTACGCACAATCCGGTTCAACCGCACGCCTGTCCCCGGAAAGGATGCCGTCTCTTACCGCCTCGTCCCCTCCTGCAGCTCTGTCCCTCTGAGATGGAGCGGGGGCAGCCTTGTCTCGGATATCGATAGAATCACCCTGCGCGTGATCCGTCAGACAGGAGATGACACCCCGGTCACCGTGCCTCCATCTTCTTGGGGGACAGAAGGGATAAGCATTACCTGTTCGTACGGTCTGGGCAATGATTCCGCGCCGGGTTTCAGTTATAGCCCCGATGACGGAATATCCGTCAATGTACAAGCCTCCGGAGTCACCGCGTACCTCGTTCTTTCAGGAATCACTGTCTACACGGTTACAATACCATTTGTATCCGACGGACAGCCGGGGCAGCCGGGCGCGGACTCCGTGACATGGACGCTCGTCCCCTCGGTCACCGCCGTGAAATACGACACCATGACAGGAGCCTACTCCCCCGTGACGCTCTCCTGCCGCCTCATGCGCCATGACGGCGATGCGGTCTCGGAGATTGACAACCCCTCCGGCCACGGACTCGCCATGTGGTTCTGCGTCGACAGCAACCGCGCCCAGTATGTCCCCGGCATGTCCATGCAGCTCGTCTACCCCGTGCGCCCGTCGCGCTTCGCGTTCTCCGTCACAAAAGGCACGGCGGAAGTGGCGCGCGCCGACATCCCCGTCGTCACCAACGGCCCTTACGTACCCTTCCCCCGGCTGTGGGACGAATACCCCGATGACTACGTGTTCATGCAGGGGAAGGACGGTGAGGAGCGGCGCGACCTCGTGCTCGCCCGCGACGGCAGCTCCGGCCGCCTCTACGCATGCGCATGCAAGCTGACCCACGTCAAGAACGCAGCCTATCCGCCCCTCCCCGCCGGAGGCCCGGGAAAGGGCCACTGGGTGACAGGCGAACAGCAGAGGTTCATCGCCACCGAACTCCTGCTCGCCGAGCTTGCCTACGTGCGCAACCTCATGGCCGAATACGTACAGATGCGCGACGCAGAGGGCAACGTCCTCTTCGAGGTGTTCGAAGGGCATGTCACCGCCCGCACCGGCACATTCGAGAACGTCAGGGTCTCCGGCACCGTCTCCGCCGGCGACCCCCACGGCAAACGCGTGCTGCTTGACCCCGACGGGAAGGCCGTCCGCATCTATGA